AGGTAAAATCGAAATTGATGTAAACGAAAGGGCAGTTTTTATCAGAACTCAAGGCTGCTTTTTCGTTTACACCAACTCCGATTGTTTCCTTAACAGTTTGTTGTTTTACTAGACATTCGTCAACACTTCCTCTCTCACTTGTTTCTGTGTGTATGCTGCCAACTGCGCATGCGTATAATGTGAAAGAATTTCATGCGTATTAAACATGCTAACAAAAATAACCATGTTAGCTGGCACAACACGTCTTAACATATCACACACATCCTGGTAATTATTCTCATTGCCTAAAGCTAATTTAACATTGAGTAAATATTTATCTGCGCTTAGAATCAGGCGATACCCATTCTCTCCGCACATTCTTTTTAATTGCTGTTCCAATACCGGCAGTGTATATGGAAGCTGTTCATTCAATTTAACCAAAATTCTAAATTTTCTCTCGTCTTGCGTATCTGTATCTTTTGGAATAATTCCAAGAATTTTCTCCATACGCTCTATGCCGATAGAAGATGAATCTGATACAAATTGATTATTCAAGACATTTTCTGCTTGCGGCCAGACTATTTCGAATTCTGGCTGTTCAGCTTCCATAATTGCTTTTATTTCTTTATATACCATTAAATATGGTGGCAAATAATCTATTATCTTACGCTCCATCCGTCACACTTCCTCTCACAGGAATGGAATTGGATTCCAATATTAAATTCTCTGCATTTCCATTTATCTTTGTATTTGAAATATCAATTACTCCGGCACAGTCCAAGATTCTTGTTTCAATTTGGCTGATTCGTACAATTAACTGATCAGACGACGCCCAGTTTTTTGCAAGTTCCTGAAAATAAGCGTCAATAGCTTTTTCAATATAATTTCCAGATGTTTTCCAACTCCACCCTGTCTGATATACGATATTAGTTTCTATCTGAATCTCCTTTTGGGTCGTGCCATCTACCGTTACGATATGTCCGATTGGAGCTACCGAATCAATCTCTTTTTGTACTTTTTCTATCAATGTGGTTGTAGGCACTGTATAATCTGATGCAATAATAGTTAACTTTACCGTTCCACCGCCATTCCAGACAGGTGTCACTTTTACACCTCCAACGCCTTCTATAGCATATGTTTTCTGCTTATAGTCTGTAATATTGCCTCCATATGCCTGGCTCACAAGAGTATCAAAATATCTCGATCTGAGATCTTCATCTGATTCTTCATTTTCGCCCGGAATTAAAATAGCCGTGATTTCTGCTGTTTCTAATCCGTTAATATAGTCAATCGGAATCAACTGACCAGAAATCCCATTTGGAAGACTTCCTGCTGTCTCACACACCATCTCATACACACCATTTCCAATCGGTTCTTTAACTGTATAATTGTAATCTCCACAATTAAATCGCAAACCAGACAAATCCAAGTCAACCGGTTTAAAAGTTCCCTGAACAATCGCATGCGTTGCTGGCTGTCTTGTGATTCCTCTTTCCATGCATCTTTTATCCAGATAAACTCCTTGACAGGTATCTGCAAATGTCTGGTCTAAAGCTGTCTCTAATTCAGTATAAAGAATAGACATTTCAAATGCTGCCGGTGCAAGTGCATCAAATATAATCGCTCCCTCACGCTTATCTAGGGTATCTGGCACCCTAGACAACATACGTTCCATAATCTTTTCATATGTCATCTCTTCGAACATTAAACACTCACCTCTTTTTCCATCTGAAAATCACCAAAAATGGTGTGTACTGAAAATGTACACACCACCTCATGTTTTTTACTTGTATCAAATTCAAATTGATCTACCGAATTAATTCTTTCATCTTGCAACAATGCTTCTTCGATTCGCCTGGTTATCTCAGGACATGCATATGTTACTGATTCGCCAAATAAATCCACCAATTCTATCCCATAATTCCATGAGTATATCGGGTAGACATATCGTTCTGTACATAATATCTTATATACCACCTGCTTCATTGCTTCAATGGTATCCACCGTACCTCTAACGCTTTCACTGATCATTCGATAATTTTTACTCGGCATATCCTCTTCATTTATTTCTGTAAGCAACAAATTATTAACACTTGGGATCATATTTACACCGCCTTATCCAAAATAATATAACTTTGACCGCCCTGGATTCTTGCAAGGATCACTTTATCTCCTGTTTTTAATGCATTATGGATTACTATTTTTTTCGTCCCCTTTTCATATTCCCAATCAACATCAACAGACATCTCATGGTTTGTTACATTACGCGCTAAGACAAGTTGTTCTTTCCCAAGTATAAGCTTCTGGTCTACTTTAACTTTTAATGGAGATACGCTTAATACTGTTCCTTCATAAAATCCTGCTGGTCCGGCGGAATTTACTGCATCTAATGCTGCTTGCTTGATCTGTTTGATCAATCCATCAAATTCAGACAAAATCACCACCCCTTAATGTCAAATTCATAAAATTCTCATTTTCTCTAAAAACATGCTTACACGATTCCACCAACATCATAGACTGAACTTTTGCAACTCCTAAATCCAGAATAACAGGTAATAAACATCCTGCCCGGACTGATACATCTCCTATTGCATTCGTAATCTGAAATGATTTTGATTTTCTGTTATACAATTGCAATAAAGATTCAACTTTTTCTTTGCCATTTTCACCCTCAGATAACTTATCGTAATACTGCAGCATTCCCCACTCATTCATTTTAGATGAATCCTGCGCAATATATACATCTCTCTGTCCGGTGTTCTTATTGTCATAAACAAGCTTTATTTTGTTATACGTCTGATCATCAATGGATGAGCTATATTTATAATTTTCTCCTGTTTCAGAATCAATCAAAATATTAACTGCCAAATTTGCAATATTTTTCAGTGACAATGAGCCGAAATCATCATATAAAACATACATTTCACCAACATTCATTAAAGTCTGATCCAGACAATCCTGCATGATGTCAAATAAAGATTTTCCGTCTTCCACAAGGGATGGTATTACATAACCGGTATCTTCCACATCTCCAGTCTGCAATTCAAAATCTGCAGCTATCAGCTCTAAAACTTCACCGGCTGTTTTCCCATTAATCACATAAGTATCCTTATTTTTAAAATACCGCAATTGATCATATGCAGTAATCGACAGCACCGGTTCCTTGTCCTTTTCTATTTTAAAAATAAAGCCATAAAACACATTTAATCCATTCCAGCGCAATCTCACTGGATTACCCTCTGTGACATTTAATTTGCTGTCATACATACATTTAAAAGTTAACTTTCCCGGTGATCCATACCTTTCAGTTTCCCATTTAATATCCTCTAGTACGGCGGGAAAATACACAGTATCTCCATTCTGGATTAATAATTCTGCTGACATTTTCCCTCCTATACCGGAATCGTAAATACTTGATTTGGATATATCAAATTAGGATTGCTGATTCCATTTGCATTTGCAATTTTCATATAATATGTTTTTGATCCACTTCCATAAAACTTTTTTGCTATTACACTTAGACAGTCACCCTTTTTGACGGTATAAGTGGTTGGCAAACCATTAGATGGTGCTGTTGATGTATTACGAGAATTTTTCACCTTTGCTGTTGTCTTTCTCTGCGTAATCGATAAAATAGCTGTTTTCGTTCCATATTCCTTATACTGCTTAAGCTTTATCGATACAGTAACGTCTAAACCGTTCTTGCTTTCTTCCACAATGTTATAATTTTCAAGTGATACTTTCATATTCGTATCAAATAACATCTTTCCGTTAGGAAATGCTCGTGTAACGATAAATTGAAATGGCAGTTTACTTTTTTTCAATGTCTCTATAGCATTCAGAAAGGCCTCTGCTGGCTGATAGCCATTTTTATAAACTGCAAAACCATATTGAACATTCGGTAACAGCGCATCAAATTCAATTTCTGTCAAACTGGCAGATTTCAAAACATTAATTTCACCATCATTTATAAGGTTATATGTTTTATTCTGTCCACCAATTTTAAGAGTGAGCTTCGATGGTGCAACCGGCAACAATGTTTTTCCTAAATAAAAATAATATGCCATTTTATGAATGCACCCCCTCTGCTGCTTGCTGCAATGCTTCTGTTACTCCATTAGCCAAATACGAAATCACTCCATCAAGATCTGTATCCTGGCTTACTGTATTTGTAACCCCTCCCATATTTACATTTACACTTGCTGTTGTAAAACGATTAATGACTTCCCGCTCTGCAAGGTCTCTCATGTACTCCAAATTTTCATTGCTGATATCTACAGAATCTGCAATTGCACTTGTATCTTTCGAAATATCTCCCAACGTTGAAGCCATTCCATCCGATGCAGAATCATATCCAGCGGAAGTAAGTAAATCTGAAAAACTGTCTGTAGATAATCCGCCGGAAAAAGCAGAAGATATTTTATCATCAATTCCTTTTCCGAAATCATAACCACTTTGATACGCATCACCATAATTTATACGGTCAAGCGTGTAGTCTTCTGGATTTAACTGATTTGATGCTGTTCCTCCCGCATCTTCAATTTTAGCGTCGATTTTTGCCTGTATTGTATCCTGAAAACCACTCACTGCATCAGCAAGACTAGATCCAAAGATTGTATCTAGTAATTTTGCCGCGCTTTCAACAACACTCAGTATAAAATTGAAAAGAGACATAAACATGGTTTCAATAGCAATAATCGGATGTTCAAAAACAATTCCAAAAGATGCTGCGAAATTTGCAATTAAATTCCACAGGCCGACTCCGACTGTTATAATCCTGTTTACCCATCCTATCACAATATTTCCAATCAGAGCACCGGCTGTAGCGATTACTCCACATATAACACCTGTCGCACTGATAGTTGTACCCTGTACCTTATTAATTGCTGCAACGACCATGTAAATTACTGCTATCACTGCAACAATGGCAAGTACAATCCATGTAAGCGGACAAGCATATAAAGCAGCATTAAATGCAATCTGTGCCGCAGATGCTCCGGTTGTAGCTGCCGCTTCTGTTGCTGTAGCTGTCCCATGCGCAACCGCTCTTATCGCAGCGACCAATTTTAATCCGTTGGAAACTGCTTCATATGCATTATGCATTATAAGCACACCATTATAAAATGCCAGTGCCAATGCCACACTATAAATAATTGGACTGATAATGGACCAGTTATCAGATACGAAAGCGGCTCCCTGAATCAGCGTATTAACCACACTCAGTGATACATTTGCAAGTACAGCCATATCATTTATTGCAGTCTGCGTAAATTGTTTAAATTCCTCACTATTCGCAATCTCATTAATTCTCTGTAATACCGGTTGGAATTTCATTAATGCTGTATTTTGCATAGATGTCCAAATCTGCGACCATGTCATAGGCATATTATTAAACTTGTCGTTGATCTCATCAGAAGCAGAAAAGATTGCCTGTTTTACAATATCAGCCGAAATCTGTCCCTCCGACGCCATCTGCCGGATTTCTCCGATTGGGACTTCGAGATAATTTGCGATCTCCTGTATAAGGTTCGGAGCCTGCTCAAAGATACTATTAAGCTCATCACCACGAAGGACGCCAGAGCCTAATGCCTGTGACAACTGCAACATTGCATTTGAAGCTTCTGTCGTGGATGCGCCGGCAATTACCATCTCTTTTTGTACAAGATTTGCAAAATCAACGACCTCTGCCGAACTGCTAAAAGCATCCTTCGCATTATTTCCGAATTTTGCAACGACTGCTGACATATCTGCAAATAAACCTCTGGCATCCTGCGCAGACGCATACACTAGATTAAATAAATCTGACGTACTTTTTAAATTTCCTCCTACAGATTCGAAACCATTATTCATCATTTCAAGACGTGCCGTTATTGCTGTCAGTTCGTCTGATGTATCAAGAACATTTTTTAATGTCTGTACTGTTGCTACAGTTGCGAGTATACCTGCAGCTTTTCTAAATGCATTTTCCAATCCACCAGCAGAACTTCTTGCCTTTTCTGTCTGTTCCTGCATTTCCTGTATCTTATTATTTGATCTATCTAACTCATCCTGTATATCCTGAATCTTTCTTTCATATCCATACAATTCCTGCGTGATTGCCTGAATACCAGCAGAATTAAATGCAGAATTAGTTGCCTGATCTGTATCATGCAATGCATCCGTTGTGCTGTATAAAGCGGCTGTGATACGATTTAATGGTCCTGTCATCTTATCAGTTATCTCAATAGCTGTTCCTATCGCCATAAATCCACCAACCTTTCATGAGCATAAATATAATTTTAATACTCTTGTTATTTTGAGCTATGCTTCATTTTTTCTTCCTGCCTTTTTTCAGCTTCAATCCTCAAATCAATTGCCGCATAAATAAAAGCACGCTCATTTTCATCTAGTTCCATTAATCTGGACGGCAATATATGAAGCTTATGCAATGCATAATATGCATAATTGGCTTCACTATCGCCGCCTTCTATTAGTTTTTTGCCTCTTCCACCTTATCATTCATGGTTTCATCTAATCCGTTGTATTCCTGGACAAATTCGACAAAATTGTTATACTCTGCCGGATCATCTACCATTTCTTTCAAAAGATCTGATGCAGTTTTAACTCCATAGGAATCCTGTAACTCTGCATTATAAAGATCTGGGTATACTACAGCTGAAACGAGTAATTCTGCTACATATTTAGAAGAATTTACTTTTGGTCGCATAACACCCGGTTTTCCGGTGACTGGAACATCTATTGTGCATTTTTCTCTGATAGCTTCTGTTTCTTTTGTTGATAAAGCTTTAATTTCCCATTTTAACGGTTCTCCATTTTCATCGCATAATGATTTTGTTGCAGCAAAAAATGCATTTTTCTTTTCCTTTTTGTTCTTTTTCAAAAAATATGCTAAATTTCCCATATCACTTACCTCATTCTTAAAATATAAAGGCAGACACTGCATGATCTGCTAATTGTCTGCCTCAACTCTTTACATATATTCTGGATCTGTATATCTCTCTGGCGAATCAAAATCCATTGCATATCCTTCAATGGTCTGCTCTACAAATTCGCCGTCTGCGTCGAACATCGATAAAAGAACATCTCCCTCAATTACACACTGCTTATATACCTTCGTGCTCCGTCCCATACATGTTGCTGAATCACTACTCGTTACCTGGCATTCAAAGGTTGGCAATAAGCCTGTATTCTTAAATTCCTCGATCAATTTATCAAACATTTCACTGCATTTATAAACTGTCATTGAGAATTTAATGGTAAGTCCGACCGCTTTTTTACCATCAATCAATGCACCTAATCTTGTCACATCGGCATTTTTGACATTTGCTTTTGCTTCAAATTTTTTTGCATTAAGCATAGAATAACGTCTTCCATTAATTGTGCAAAAAAACTCTGCCTGTTTTGCGCTTGGTGCATCCTGCGTATTCATAAACTGTTTCGACATGCCCATCTTCCTCCTGTTACTCAATCATTGATTTCATGTACAATTTTTCCATTGTGTTAATAATGGTAATTGCACTGTTAATAAGTACTGATTTCTTTGTATCACCCTGTTCGACAGTAATATCTTCTGGATCAAAATCTTCGATTGCATTGATATCGCTTAACTGCTGATCAATTTTCACAATATCTGACCACAAACTTACTCTTCCCGATTTGTCATTCGGAACCTTTCCAAGATATTTGGAAGCAAAAATTGAAGCAATGGAATCTGCTCTTGTGTCGATGACGCGGATTGTCTGATTATCCTTGAAAATATCGCCCATTTCGTCTGTGATGCTGGTAAAAGAATTGATATCCTCAAGAACATGAACCTCTGTACCCACCTGATGTAACACCCATTCGCCTTTTTCCAAAGCTTCTGTAAGTTCATCCTGGGTAAATTCAGTGTTAATGCTTAATTCGCCATCATATTTCATATTTGTCGCAGATTTATTTACAGCAGTACCGGCAATAACACCTGTAGCCCAATACACAAGTTCTGCACTGTTTTTCACATTTACACATGAAATCGAATCAGCCGAACTATAATCGTGCATAACCACTTGTAATCGAATGCCTACATCATTTCTTAATCTGTCTGCAAAAGCGGCATACAGTCCTTTTACTGCACTTTCAGATCCGGCATATCCAATTGCATTCACATCTGGATAAGAACTGATTTTATCTAAAAATGCCTGATGATTTGATGTCGATGCTGTACCATTTGTTCCACCGCTTAATGCTGTTGCTGCTGTAACAGACAATTCAGCGGATTTTTTCCACATAACAAAATCATTATCAATAAGCTCTGATGCTTTGGAAACTGTCTGACTGTCCATTTTTTCAGTTCCAAGATACAGTAATACATCGAATCTTTCACCATCATCCACATTTGTCTGAATAACAACCTTAAGGTCATTTCCCTTTTTGCCTGTATATTTTGCTTCCGCAAATGTATTCGAAGCTTTCACTCCCCCAGAAGTGACTTTGTATACATATACTTTGGACGCATGTTTGAAAAGTTCTCTTAATGGCAACATTTCTGCCGCATCATAGTCGAATCCAAACATTTTTTTACTATCCTTCATGAAATCCGAAGCTGTGACACCAATCACCTTATCATCAGCACCCCAGTCCAATTCCAATGCCATTGCAGCTACGCCCCTGTCTGATAACGTTGCTGATGCAATTGCTTTTGAAATGAACTGAAAATAAGCCCCTGGAAGTACTTTATTCTGTGTTAAATATGTTCCTCCACCTAATGCCATTATTTTCCACTCTTACCCTTTCCGTAAAACGAATCAATCATCTTATCAATTTCTTCTGTTGAATAATTTTTATGCTTGTCCAGATTCCCAGCCAAAAAATCTCTGTACTTTTTATATCTCATGGAACTTACAATCTGTTCCTTTGAGAATAAAATCTTTTCTGGTTCTTTTTTTGTTTCTGCCATGTTATCCTCCTTTACATCACTTTTGTGCTCTCCTCAAACTGCATCATACTTTCTAATTCCTCTTTTTTGAGTAAAAAGAGATCATATGTAATCTGAAAATGTAAAACTCCATCCACTACATTTCCACTTACATTACTGCCATGTATAATCTTATCCTCTACAGTAATATCACCGAGGCATTCGATTAAAGTCTCATAGACGGTATTACATTCATCCACAGGCTCATCATCTGATTTAGGAAAATAGTCAATCACAAACGGATAATATCGTCTTGAGCGAACTTTTCCGGTCACTTCCACACTTGGATTCAGACACATAACAGAAAAACACGGATTTTTTAATCCCTGCTCTACTAGTTCTGTATATACTTTAAAATGTGCTGAACCATATTCTGTCCTGATTGCTGCAATAATACCATCAATTACTTTTTGTATCATTCATCGCGTCCTCCAGAAATTTTTGCAATTTTCGTTCTAAAATCTGTGGTGTAACGGTTCTCAACTCATTTTCAGAAATTGTCAGCATATACTTTCCAGGAACCCATCCTTTATGGTCTCTTGTTCTATGTCCATATTCAACGTACACAGCATATTCAACAGCATTTGTAACATCAATAATATATGTGTTTCCCTCTTTACGAACACTCATATTTTCTTGAGATATTATTTGGTCTGATCCAAATAAATTATCATACATTGCCTGAGTTGTATCCCGCTTTGAATCACCCGTTTTTTCTGCTGTCCACCCACGCCGCAGCGTACCGCCAACTTTATTTTCATAATGTCCAACAGGTGTACGCTTTATTACTTTTGCTAATAATCTGGCAGCCAATTCTTTACAGCAGGCCTTCATAAATTCATCTTTCTGCTGTTTATTCAGATCCTCGATTTTTCTTGTGAAATCCTGTAATTCTTTATACTTTACGCTCATTATGACCACTTTTCCTTCAATTCAAGAATAACTTCCTGATGTGTTTCATATACCGCCGGCTTACCGGAGCTTGCATAATCCGTTGTGACACCATTCTGCGTTACCGTAATCTTTGAACCTGGTTCTATGATTCTCTCCGGTTTTAAAAACAGCTTTACAGTTTGTGTTTGGATTGAAGCTCTATCTCCTTCCTTGGCAGATTCCTTACTATTAAAAGAAAGTCTGCAAGGCTCATTCTCTAAAATCACAGCATTAGTAAATCCTGTCGATCCATTAGGCTTCTCACATTCTGCACGTTGCGTAACGGTGCATCTTCCATCATATGTGCTTTCAATGATTTTTCTTACCATGTTCATGTGGACACTACCTTCCTGTATCGGTTTAAAGATGATTTGTAGTTTTTCATGAGACTATCTGTAAATGATGCAGATACAGTGCCAAATGATGTAGAAGTATCACCGATTTGAGCCGAAGAAACTCTTTGTGGTGTCTCTGTTTCTCCCGGCTTTTCATTTCTGTAAATATCCACATGCGCAAGACTGTTGTTTCTAATTCTGCCGGGATTTCATCAATGTGGCAGTAATTTTTTACAATGTCTTTTGCGTTATCCAATGCAAACTCTACACATATTTCTATGCTCTGCTCATCGGCATTTAATCCAAGAAGTGCCAACAGCCTTTCGGCTGTCAGCTTGCTACTCCCTTCCATGATTATCACCTACCCGATTTTGTGTTTAATAGCAACAATTCTAAGCTGTTTTGACTCATATACAGGTTTCCAGTTCTCTGCCATCGCAAGTTCTGTACGGAGCGGTGTTTCCACATGATCACGTTTTGCTCCAGTGTATGCAATTCCTCTTGGATGTAAAATAAATGCTTTACGGTTAATGAGATAATCAATACCAGCACCGGTCTGTTTATCACGATCCGTCTCGGTAGCCACAAACCCAACAGGAGAACCATTACCATATGCTACTGCGCCATTTCCAAAAAGATATGTAGTGTACACACCTCCGGCACCTACTGGGCATCCGTCATCTACAGTTACACGTCTACCCTGATAGGTATCAAACTCTACATCCGTAGAATCACGCTCTGTCTCAATGAGATTCAGTTTCTTCAGATAAGACTTTGTTGCTGAATGCATTGCGACGCCAGATAACTGTGACTGTGCATCACCAAGCAACTGACATGCATCAATAAATGCTGACGCACTGATCTGCTTTGCTGCTTCTGTCTTACCTGCAGTAAGATCGAGAATATGATCTTTCATTCTGGTCTCTGCCGCCGGTGTTCCTTCCGATCCTGCTGTAGTTGTACCAAATACTCCAGTAAGAATCGCAATCAGCTCTTTCTGCATATCACGTGCCCAATAAGACGCAACCAGATCACCAATCGCTTTCATTGGATCAGCACCTGCCAAAGCAGCGGAAAGATTCGTTGCTCCCCACATATTCTGGCGGAAAATGGTAGTTGATACATCCTCATTGGAACCAATTTTCTTAGCAGTCATCTTGACATCTTCAAGAATCGCTTCGGATTCCCCCTGTAAATCCTCAAAAAACGGCATATTATGTGTTCTTGCCGCTTCGCTTGCCAACACATCAAATTCTGGACTGTTTACCACAATCCCACTCTTGAAAAACTCTGATAACTCCATTGTTCTGTTGATTACATACGGGTTAAAAAGTTCCGGTACAATAACGTCTGAAATTTTTGTAATTGCCATAAATATTTATCCTCTCTTTCTTAAATCGTTACTCCAGCCGCAGCGGCAAGCTCTTTTGCCTGTGCTGGATTTTCTTTTAAAATACGTCCCTGCTCAGTCAGATTAAATGTTTCCTTTGCGAATGGATTTGTTGTACCACCTGCGCCACCATTTTTCGGATTATACGGTGGTTTCTGCTGTTCCTGTTTAAACAAATGTACCATCGCCGCATCCTCTTTATATGGTTTCACAGCATCCTCTACGCCAACAGGTTTCCCTTCTTTATCGAAGTTGAACTTATCCAGCCCACCTGCCTTATAAATCAGATAGTCTGGATCCAGAACTCCCTGCTTTGCAAGAGATTCTTTTAAGGCGTATGTTTTTGCTGTTTTCTCTGCTGAATCTTTAAGGTCTTTAATCTCAGTTTCATATTCTCCAATTTTTTTCTGCAAATCTGCATTATCTCCATTGGATTTTTTAAGCTCTGTGATTGTGTCGTTTGCAGTTTCCAACTCTTTGACTTTATTATTAAAATCATCTTTTGGTACTGCATGTTTTGGGAACTCTTTCTGCGCCGCATTCATGACTGCATCCACATCAAGTTTTCCATCTTTAATCTCTGCCTTTTCTAAAATTGCCTTTAACCATTCCATTTTTTTTATCCTCCATAGATTTTTATTCCCGCTCTCCGGGTATTGGGATTCTCTGTTTATTCTCCAGATGAGTAATGCCGTTCTTTAATGTCTGCGGATAAAAGACAATATAAAAACAGGACTGCCGGAGGAACTTACTTAGCGTCACCTCTGCGCTGTTCGGTTCATAGATTTCCGGTTGCCCTGTTATTACTGGTTTTTATTGCTTTTTTACGGATATTGTTGTAATATATACATAAGATATCTTAATAAGAGTCATTTTGTTCCCCCCTTTGCCTCTGTGTTATACAGAGTTGCCGGGAGCGAAAATGGCTCTTATTTATTTCTTTTATAGATTTTCACAATCTCCTGATTCTTTACCAAAATAATTATATCAACAAATGCCGTATTTCTTGAGCTATAAATTCCTTGTATCTGTTGCTCTATCTCATCCATGCTTAGTGCAGTTTTGTCAGCACATATAACAAAATTATTTGCTTGTTTCTTTTTCGATTTTACCATCCCATACAACGTATTTTTTCCATTTCCAAGGGGAGTTTTCAAATCAAATTTTATTCCATCTATCAGGTAATCCGGTGTCTGTATATTTTGAGGGAACGTTATCCTTGGAACCATCTTTATATCTTTCCCAGTTCCTTTTGCAATAATATTTGCAATTTCTTTTTCATGTTCCGAATAATCCAACAGCACTCTCTTTCCATCAACTTTGAAAGCTTCACCATTTACAAAATATTCCTGTAAATCCTCTACTTTACCAATTTTATTATCTTTCCCTATCCAAGATGCAGTTTTATCAACTGGAATCCCAAAGAAATTCTGCTCCCGTTTTTTGTCAGTATATTCTTGTATGTTTTCTGTTTTGGTCTTAAATTTTACATGTTTCCACTCCTTTTCCGCTCCATATCGTGGTTGGAAACTGTTTGACACAAAGTCCGCATCACCATTAACAAACGATTTTTTCCACTCCTCAAACGTCGTATCTGCCGGCACATAGTAGGTCTTTCCATCCTCGCCACGGGCAGCACGTTCGCCCACACTGTCAAATTCATCATCAAAATAAGGGCATGTACAGCCACGGCAATTCGGATGAAATGGCGGTACGGTAACACCAATCTTATAATCTTTCATTTGAAAATGTTTTCCATCCATCTCTCCACATGTATCACACGTATTGCTATCTAAGGTCTCAACCACTTGGAACTCTTCCACACCAAGATCAGAAAAACATGATTCCTGTGCCTTTGCAGAAAAAGCCGCCGATTCCGTCTGAACAATCCTCGCAGCCTGTGACCTGCTCACTTTCATGTTCTTGGATATTTCCTGTATAGCTCTATCCGGTGATTCCCCTGTAATACACATTCGAGTTAAAGAATCATGCATACTGTTAATTAGTCTTGTTTTGTCCATCCAAACACGATCTGAAAAGTTACGTCCATCAACAGCCCACGGTTTATGTATAATATCACTGACTTTCTCTGAATTAAAATTCTGCATCTGCCAGCCAACACCCATACCTCGCTGTACTTCAAATGCTGTGTGATAATATCCAGATGTATAAAGATTTGTAATATGCTCATCTATGGAATCATGATAATTTCCGTACAATTTTTCAAGTTCCTGCTGTGTCTGTAACTTAAGTGCCTCCAATCTACTGATATGTACCTTTGCCGAAGCATTCTCAAGCTCTTTCATCCACTGCTGATTGATACCGTTTTCTTCTCCATATTTAATATAATCCTGTACATCCCACTTAAACTCTTCCAGCTCATCGCTGTTGAGCAATCTCCTTGCCTCTATCATTGAAATTTTGTTATTGGATGCAAATCTCTGATACCAAGCATTAATTTTTCCGTCTAATACTTGTTCCGTACGCCGGAACTCCTGCTCGATACCCTGCATGGTCTGAACGGATGTGTCATGCTGCGCTTCTTCCAACTGCTGGAAACGTTCCTGCCAATATTCACTTGTCCGCTTTTCCATGCAATCACCTCATTTCATAAAATTCCCAACTCTTTATATACTGTTGCAATCTTCGGAAACTGAATTGCTATCCAATCAACCATCGTTTCTTCATGCCCTGCGTGCGAAGTATGCTCAAAATTATCTTTCAATCCACTTTCATTCAAAAATGCATGAATAATTTCATGGCGCAAACAACTCTTAAAATACGCATCTTTTTCTTCGTCATTGTGAAACCAAAAATGCTCTTCATCATCTAAATCTGCTATAACGATCAGTGGGATTTCGCTACAACAGTAACCAGCCCACGAATTTTGGCTTAATTCTTTATCTTCTGACCATTTATGTATTTCTATTTGATATTCCGTCCCCAGAATCATCACTGTTTGCTTCATTAATTTTCTCCTCACCTTTTGAATTAAAAGCTCCAACATAAGCATCTGCTTTCTCTTGTGCTTCCTGTGCTTCTTTTTCTAACTGTTTTAATTCTGCGTCCGCATCCTCAACAAGTGGATGATTTTTAAGGATTGTCTTTTTACTTACAATTCCGACCGAATCCTTGCAAATCTGTGCCTGTTCCGCGTCATTCTTTACACAAGTGCGGGACCATGTCTGAATGATTTTCTTACAATCAATCCCTTCATGTCGGCATATCGCTCTTACCAGACGTGCAAACCCAAGCTGAAACTCCGTTTCAGTCAACCCAGCTTTCATCTCCAGCAATGAATACATGAATTTAAGAGCTTCTCCACTCTGATTCCCAAAATTCTCCGGCTGTGGATCAAATCCCTGCCCTTGTTCAAAAATAGCCTTTCTGGTGGCTTCCAACACGCTGTTACGTGCTTCAATCGGTATTTCAATGTTGAGCGTGCTCACTCCCGGATTACTTCCATCATCTCCATCAACCTTGATAGTTTTGTATTTTTTCAAGTCTGATAAAAACGTGTCGAGATCAGTTCCGCCATACCCAGACAGTACAAATATCAATTCCTGTATATCATCCAAATCATTAATAAAACCGCTGTAGACCTTGTCGTAAACGTCTATCAGCGGTTTTATATTTTTCAGATCGTTTGTATTCGTGTTGTTGTTCGGGAATGGAATAAAAGGCACCTCTCCGAATTCATGCCGATATTCTGCGACAAAATCTCCGGTATCCGGCACCATGAAAGTGTTGTAGTAGAACAGCCCATCTTCTAAAGTGTCGCCACACTTCCGACGGAACGTCCAACAACTTTCCTTATCCCAGTATTCATAAATTGTATAGGTATCTCCTGTTTCCTCGTCGATTTCATCATACACACGAAGAACACCGAGCAGTTTCTTTTTCAAATCGTGTGATTCAATCGGAATAATCTGCTTGCTGTCGACTACCGCCCACTGGAATGTCTCATCTTCATCCTCCCAGTAATGAATCCATCCCACCGATGCATTGGAAGCATTTACGCACAGCTCCATGCAGTTTTTCCGGTATTCATCACCGAGTACTTCTGTCACGACTTCACTTCCATGCTCATTCCCAATATCAAAAAGTGGCGGTGCTGTAAACATATATGCAGCCTTTTGATTGACAATAAGTCCGTGGAAGTTCCTCGGAATCCGGTTATCCGCATTACGCAACGGATTATCTGCATCCTCTTTTCTCTCATCACTAATTTTATTAATTAAAATATCCGTTTCATTCCGGTAATACCGCTCTGCCTGCATAGCATTAAAGGAAAACTTTGTATGTCCCGGTTCATATTTTCTTATGAGTTTTTTCATAATCTCAAGTTCCATGTCTATCACCTCTATTTCAAAATGCTGATACCGCCCGGCTTGCGAATAATCGTATAACAGAAATACCGAAGAGCATCCATCGCATGATCGTGCTGCTTTACCGGTTTATCCTCGCCACGCTCAGATGCTTTCTGATCCCAGATATACGACCCAAACTCTTTGATCGTATTCGGACACTGGTCACTGATGGAGATTTTCCCCTGATTCAGCAACGATGCCACAAACCGGATTCCATCCAACACATCATTTTTTGCTTTCTTGATCGCATAGCCTCGCTTTTTCAGCTCCGCAATGAAGGACGCTGCCGATGGATCTATAATGATCTTCACCGGCTTTATACCACCAAGCCACCGCTCCAGATCATCCGCATACTCACTATCCGTTTTCTGCCTTTCCTCATCTCGGCCGGAATAATAATACTCGCGGGAGCACACCCACCGTCCAGATAGTTCTTTGCACCACAGCAGGAATACCGTGGCATTTTGCGTACCATAATCACAGGATACATAGTAATTCGTATTGACCAGATCAGCCGTGCTGGAAATCACATGCTTGGCAGTGTCGAACATATCGTAAATAATGCCCTCTGCCATCGCCCATAGTCCAAGGATGTACCGGCGGTAGAACACACCTGTGTACATGCCACGGTATCGTTCCTTGATTTTCTCCGACAGACTCAAGTTATCATCCATCGTGAAATGCAGATACAACAGATGCTTTTCTTCTCTCTTATCAATCCATCCGGTCTTGAACCAATGATACGGTCCATCCGGGTTGCAGTTGAACCAATACTTCGAACCATCAACAGAACATCGTCCGGTTGCCTGGTTCACGAATGATTCCGGCATGAGCGCCACTTCATCAAAAAAGACCCCAGCTAAGGTAATACCCTGAATGAGATCCTGTGATCGTTCGTCTTTGCCGCCAAATATATAGAAATAATTGGTTACATCTCCTTTTGTGATGATTACCAAATTGTCAGCCCTGTGATCTGCCACCGTATAACCGCGACTTCGCAGCATCAGCTTAAGCCAAAATAATACATTTCTGCGGAAAGAACCGATTGTCTTGCCGCACATACCAAAATTTTCGCCGTCAAATGTGCTCATCGCCCACATAACAAACGATAGCGACATACTCACCGTCTTGCCAGATCGAATAGCACCATCTGCGATAATACCATCCTTATCTTTAACCGGAGAATCTTCACACCACCAGTTCAATACCTTGCGCTGCTTCTTGGAAAATGGCTTGAACTTGAAAACCCGCTTAATCTTACTGATTCTCTTCATCGCACCAGTCCTCCGCGGCAGTACCATTCAAAGCTTCAAGGAATCCATCATCTGCAACCTCATCGCCGTCATCTGTCTGAACTTTGGCTTTCAGTAATGCAATCTCTGCTTTCTGCTTCTCAGTGGCAAGATCCATGTGATCCGAAAGCCACTGCAAAGCTTTCATCCGGTCAGCAAGTTTTACCTTTACGCCGTCCTTGCCTTTGGACACTTCTGAAATAATCGTTCCGTCCACATCCGCATCATTCTTGATATTGACATGGCTTACTGTGATAGTCTTTCGTTCTCCAGTGTCCAGGATCACATCTACATCCTCATTTCCAAACTCCACAAAATCAGTCACATCGGCAAAAGCAATGTCCATATACTTCTGGAAGATGTCTGACTCACTCAGGAACTCCCTGTTGAGACGTTCTTGTTTCAACCTGAAAATTTCATCTTTTATCCTAGCATTTCCGAGCAGTCTAGGACCATTTACCACGGCAGTCGCATAATCAACATCATACGCTTTCTGATATGCCTTGGTGGCATTAAAGCAACGAATATAATAAATGCAAAAAAGCTGTTGCTTATCAGTCAAATCAGCGTTTTGTATCACCGCTTCTACTTCATCTGCAACAGACTCTTTTTTTACTTTCTTTGTTTGTTTATTTTCTTTCGCAACGTTGCGTTTATTTTTTTGCAACGTTGCATTCGTTTCGCCATTCCATTTGTACCGGTTTTTCCAACTTCGTACCGTTCCCTCTGCTACTCCTAGCTGATTTGCAATATCTATTAGCTTAAGCCCTTGCTTATACATTTCAAAGGCTTTGTCCGCTCTCGCATCTTTTGCCTTTGGCAAGGACCATCACCACCATTTCTTTTATCAGTATCCCTCAAATAACTTAGGGGGAATAGGGCGCCATCCGACGCCCATAAAAAAAGCGTAAGCAGATTCTTCTCTACTTGCGCTCTTTTCATTTTATATATTATCACGAATATATGTATCATTGTGTATCATCTTTATCAGATTCCTCATTTTCTATCATCAGTTGATAGTATACTCCTGTTGGATTGAAGTTTTTTAATGCATTAGCATGAATCCGGTGAATTTGTGCCCACTGATACCCCATATGCACACAAATCTTTTCCCAGCTGTACCGACGAAGATACCGATATGTTAATACCTCTCTTTCTGTCTCATTTTCCATCTTTTCAATATTTGCAAATATTTCTGCATATAGATCAATACGTTTGTATCTGGCAGCTATTAGCTTATTTATCAGTTCGTCCAACTTTGCCATATAATCAGACAGATCTGTTTTATTATGTGCATGCGGCATATCATCCATAATAACAGACGGCATCATTTTATCCAGTCGCAATTGTTCTATTTCTTCCTCTATACGTTTGGCTGCATTTATGGATGGAATATATGATTGTAAGTACGCCTTTTTCAAATCATTATTGTTCACTTTATTTTCCCCCTGGTATTTCTTTTAACAGAATTTTATCACGTACTTACTTATTGTTTGTGCCAAGTTTAGGGCAAAAAATACCAACCATCGTATTTGACGGTTGGTAAATGTTCACAATTACATTTTTAATGCAATACATTATTAATCATATATTCATCGACTTCATAAAAATTGAACTCACTCGAATTAAATATAGCATTGGAATAATCAGAATATCTTGGTAAATGTGATTCTATTATTGAAGCTTCTTCATGCCCTCTTCTCTTCAATTCTTCACACATTTCCCTTGCATAAGGTCTTGAGTCCAGATTTAAACAATCATCTCTTGTAACAATGCTTTTCCGTTCATACACATTAATTACAAAATCTATATCTTTTTTATCAAGCATAACCTTTCCTCCTCACTTCTTTAGTCATAAGGAAATTATAACTCTTCAACCAGTAATATACTACATTTTTCTTATCCTCCCCACTCAATCCTCATCTGTCCATTCTTCTCTTCTACCAAATGACACATCCTCTGTCTCATTAATCTTTTTGCCGTATTACGCCTCCTATAAAAACTTCTCCTGCTGATCGGAAGAATACCATAATGAGCCTCAAGCATATCATAGGACACCTTGTGTATTATGGATTCTGTTAATTCTCTGGCTATGAAGCTGTCTACCTCATTACAGATCTCATACGTTTCTTTTTCACTCATCATGCACATTCCCCCTTTCGTGCAAGTTGTTTATATATTATGCAACATTATAACATATATTTTACTCGTTTTATAAGCTTTTATTATAATCTAATGCAACATTTTTATTTATATATTGTTTTCAAAAATAAAAAAGAGCCGGACATACAAGACATTTATGTCTTATACATTCGGCTCTAATCGGCACTAACAATACATTTTTTATACCATATTTTGTATTTTTTCAATAATTACTTAATACTGTTGGATCCAAATTGTTCCTCCTTTTGCGTTCTGCGGTTCTTCTTTCGACATTATTATATCTGGCTTATTTTTTGTTTTTTCGTCCACAACATCTTCTGCAACTTCTTTAGTATCTTTGTACCCTAATCCATTGTTATTTATAGTTTGTGCTATCTGTGAATTACTAATTTCAAGCCTTTCAATCTCCGCCTTTAAATCTCCAAATTGAATTTTAAGTTTGTTTGCTTCTCTTATTTCTTTCCCACCAATAATTCCAACAATAATCCCAATAATTGCAACTATAAGTTCTCCTAATGCTATCCAATCAGATGTTCCCATACTATTTTCCCCTCAATCTTTTGTGATATGGAGATTATACCACTCCAACCGCCAATTTTCAATTTTCAATATATTGCAAGTCAGCTGCGAGTCTAATTTTCTTCCCTAATCCACATTCCTACCGGTAGTTGACCACTTATAACAACCAAATCCCTGCTTTGCTTTTATAAACAATTTACATTTTATCTTCTAAGCTTGTGCCTGAACTTCTTTAATAAACGCTCTCATCATTTTGCTAATCTGCCCTGCCTGGCTTACACCTGCACTATCACAAGCTTCTGCAAATTCTTCTGTCAATTCTCTTTTTAGCTTATATGACTTGCTGATCAATCCAGCTTTCTCGTTCCACCGATCTTGTGGTCTCTTCTTTTCTGCACCCATGTTATCCCTCGACTATACCAATGCCGGCACTTTGCTCAACTCATATAATTCATCCGGGCAAATATCTTGACCTTCCGGCCAGACAACAGTATATCCATCAGTTTCTACTGCATTAAAATAATTGCGATCATGAAGTTTCCCATACCACTCGCCTCTGATGTATGGTTTTACATCAAATTCTTTTCTCTCACCATTATCAAATTCTACATCTAAAATATAATTATCCTTCGGTACAACCTTTACCGCTGTTGGTCTCAACATATCTTCTTTCCTCCATAAAGAGCCCCTATTTAAGAGGCTCGATTTTGAAATATCCTTCACCTTCGCTTAACATTGACCAGTTGGCATTTAATTCATCCTCGTGAATTGCCATCCATGCAAGCAGGAGTTTCAATTGCTTATTTGGAAAACTGCCCTCTAATACTTCTCCATCAATCGCTACCACAATCTCATTGTCTCCATATATTGCATGGATATGTGGTTTATTATGTTTTCCGCCTTTTTCACTCTGCATTCTGACTATAATTCCATAAAACATTGATAATGCTGGCATATCGTGTGACCTCCTGAACATCTTTTTTGATAGTTATATTTTATCATACGGTACACCGTACGTCAACATGTAATAATATCAAAAAAATAGAGAGCCTATTTCTAAGCTCTCATACTTTTTTACTCTACAGCAATTCTTCTATTTACTCTGTCTATTGCAGTATCGCATACAACATTTACATAATTTTTCACACTAACAAAACACTGTAATTCATCTCTTCTATTTTCCAGTTCGCCCAGCCATTCTTCTCTTAAAGAATTTATTTCTTCCGGTTTCATTTTATCTAATTCTAACAATATTTCCTCTGTCATTCTATACACTCTCTCATCCATACTAAGCTACCTCGCTTTCTCGCCAAATCACATGATATTTTTTCTTCTGACCATCACTCTGCACATACTCAATATCTCTTGGATATCCACTCTCTGCATACCATGAACGAACCATAGTAATAACCTCTGGTGCATATTTTCTAACAGTTCCCTGCCATTTCCCCTTGCTCTCCCAAGTTTCCGTATACATACTTTGCGGAATGTCAAGGCGACGAATGATTTCATTTACTGCCTTATCTGCTGGTTTGCCAGAACTCTGATAATAAATTCCAACCTGTCTGGCAATATGTACCGTATCAAAATACTGCTGATCCGCTTCAATCATAATCGGAAGTGTCACATCTGCTTTTTCATAAAGCGATTTTGCTGTAAGAAGCTGTATTTTACTATCACATCCAGCCGCCGCGAGCATTGGTGTAAGGATTTTTACTGCATTATTTACCGCTGATAAGCTCTCTGTATGCTTTTTGTTTTTGCTCGGTATCTTTTTACTTGCATTATTTTCCTTAAACTTCTTTTCTACCTGAATGAAATACCTGCGTACCTGTTTTCCTTTTTCATTACGCTCAAGCATTGCCATTTCCTTTGCAGTGTCAAGCTTAATGATATGGTCTTTCTTAGTTTGCCCGGAAGGTGCCGAAATTTCGGCGGCTTCAAAGTCCTCGTATTCTACTGCATCGATATCTGTCAATCTTCTATCTATCCATTCACGGTAACGGCTTTTTACTCCTAAAACTTCATGAAGTTCCGAACCATACACTACCTTTTCCCCAGTGTTTGTCTCGTACACCGGCACTAACTCATTTTCAATTACTGTTAAATTCTGCATTTTGCAATTCCTCCTTGCAAAAACTGGTGGAATCCCCTATAATGCGAATAGGAAATTCCTATGGTTAATAGGTTCCATTTTGAGTAAACACGAACTTTGGTCGGTGGGTGTTTACTCTTTTTTTGCAAATTTATTTTTTGTTTCCATTTTGCCAACATCTTTTGCAAAAAAAATTTTTTCTTTTTCTTCTAATGTCTTAATTTTCAATATAATGCATAATTCTTCGATTTCATTGGCTTTAAACTGTGTTTGGTTATTAATTTTCTTTTGTAACCCATAAGTAGTCAAGCCGACCTTCGAAGCTATGTAATACTTTTTTAATCCAGACTCATCTATTCTCTTACATAATTTTTGTGTATCTACCATTTTTCATCCCTCCTTTCTTGTTGTTGGCATTTTGTCCACATTTGTTATATTACTCTTTTGTTTAATAATTGTCAACATTTATTTCAATATAAGTTGAATTTTTTTCTACACAATGCTAATATATAATTACGAGGTGATTATAATGGAAATTGGTGATAGAATTCGAAAAAAACGTGAAGAACTCGGCATGTCCCAAGAAGAACTTGCAAAAAAAATAGGATATAGATCAAGATCGTCTATTAATAAAATAGAAAATGATGGACGTGGGCTTCCTCAATCAAAAATATTATTAATAGCAAAAGCTCTCGAAACCACTCCTGATTTTTTGTTAGGTTGGGATGATGATGAAACAAATTTTTACTCTGATGAAGTATTATATGGAATAAACGCAATGACTTCCCTTCTACAATATCTGTATGACGATGTAGATTTTCATGAATATCCTCTTTGTGATACTTTCGATGTTGTACTAAAAAAAGATTCTACCGAGGTCACTCTAACTGAACTGGAATACAACTTATTGTTTGATTTCATATGCAGTAATATTCCAAATTATATTAATCTTGTCAAAAGTAAATCTCCACAAACCGAATAATATTTCTTAAAATCCCCGCCTACGTCATGTAAGTGGGGAGTCTATACTTTTCCCGGATCTACAACAAATCCGCTTTCTGTTGCCAGTTCAATTTTTGTTTCTAAAAAATCTTTATATGTCATCTTTCAAAAGGAACCCGATATATCGTTACCCCGGCCGGAGGTTCGGCTCCTTTCCAATATGTCTTGTAATTTCAAAAATAATATGTTATCATGAATTTCTAAATTATTTAGCAATATAGCTCAGTGGATAGAGCGTGCCTCCTATAAAGGCATGGTCGTGGGTTCGAATCCCACTATTGAACATAACGCACCTAAGCAATTAGGTGCTTTTTATATATTTACACCATCCGATCTAATGGAAGCGAAATCTGCCCTTTGCAATTTCCGCCGACCGTGGACGGATCCCAACCAACTCCAATGTAATCAAGCACTTTCGCCCATCCGTAGTCATTCCCATCTCTGTCCTTGCACATATGGAACATCAGATAATCCCACTCTTTCGGATTGCTCTCATAGAGCAAATCAAATCGATGCGGTCGTTTCTCCATGTGGATTCCAAAACCGCACATACTGCATCCGGTACGTTGTGCCTTGGTTGTGTAGAGCGTCCCATCTGGCTTTTTTTCAATCGCTCCGTAGATCTCCGGTATAATGCTGTCTGGCATTTCAAAACTTTCAGATAATCTTCCTTCTTTCAAAAGTTTCTCATGATATTTTTCTTTCAGTCCGGCTTTCCACAGTTCGTCCATTTCCAGTGCGAGTTTTAAAATGTCCTGTCGATGGAAGATTGCAAATGGTGCCGATCTGATCGTGGATGCTCCAAAATAATTGCAACCATTCATCCGCAGGCTCTTGGCACGTCTGCCACCTTCGGATGCCATCAGTCCCAGATACGGCACACTGTTATGCTCTTTTCCCCAGTCATCACAGTTTTTCTCTTTAAGGTAATAACAACACTTGGACGATACGAGAAAATCCGGCTTCTGATAATCACACCCTTCATTTTCGTTTTCATATCCACCGAACAGCTTTAACCATCTCTGTTTTAGCTGCATTTTAGAGTTTTTCTGCCATCCGCCATATTCTCCAGTCTCCCCAGTAATAATCGCATGGCGGACAGTTTTATTTTTCTCTGACGGATTTTGTAACAATTCTATCTTGGCAGCCACTTCCTTTGAAATGACCGGAAATCCAAATTCCTGTATGACCTTTGGTTTCGTCCAATAAGTACCATCATCCCTTTTCAGCGGTGGCACATTGATAATTCCAAGAGCTTTATGTACTCTCTGTATACTCTTGTCTTCCAGTGTAGATGCACTGACTCCGGGTGCATCAATTCCGCATACATCATGTAAAAACAGGTATAAGATTATACTGTCAAGTCCACCGACCGAAACATGGTAGTTGAGCAACCTTCCATCACATTCACTTGCGAACTCTTCTGCTCTGATCTGTGCATATTTTCTTTTATATTCATATGGCTGCTTTTCTTTCTGCATAAATGATGCTATCTTCTCATATGCTCCGATCCGCTCCATTCTTTCTTTTACTGATTCCATTTTTTCTCGGAGTAAAGAGCTCTTTCACGCTGGCCAGCAAACCTCTTACTCCTTTCGATTTAGTTTAAAATTTCATCTAAACAAGCATTCCATCCTGCTTTGTATGATAGTTCAATCCTGTCCGGCTGTGGATATTTTCCGCACACTTTCATTTTCTCTGGCAGTTCCTGAAGCGGACATTTCTCATGCCGCGTCTCCGTAAATCTGTTTTGAGACAATCTCGAAGCTCCACCATTCAGCACATTCATAAGCTGACACTTCTTAGTGCCTTGAAACTCATATAAAAATTTACATTTGCTGCACGATTCCGGCATATCCATAACTAAAATTGCTTTATCCATCTATTCCACCGCCTTTCATGATCTCGATTGCATGCTCATAACTTCTCGCTTTCTCTTTTCCTAAATTACTGTCGTATGCATTCTCCCAAAACTTTCGCTCATTTTCCAACTGTTCTACAACTTTGTCTGGATCATAGGCGGTCGGCTGTGCATCAACCCAAGGAATTGCATGTCCATAATGCAAATATTTTTTCAGATATTTCTTTAGTTCATCCGCATCAATTAATCTTCCCATCGTTCGCCCTCCCTAAAAATCTCTACTGCCTGTCCACAATGCCAGCAATACACAACATCGCTCGGCAAAGTATTTCTTCGTTTTTTCCAGACTTCATTGTATGTACCACAAGATGGACAGGTGCATTTATCTAGCCGGATGGGATTCTTCTCTTTCTGCTTCTCCATCGCCGCCCGGCATTCTTCCGGCGTGCCGATTGTGCGGTACTGCTTCAGCTCTTCCAACCATTCAGCAAGTTGCTCATGTTCGTTTGCACATATAGTATTGCCATATGTAATGGCTTCTTTATCAACCGATTCTGGAATATACGCATTATCTTCGATTAGTCTTGCTGACATCTTTTGGCATTCAGCCACTTCTCTTGCGTGTGATATAGCTTCATCAATTGTCATAGCCGCACCTCCAACAGTTCCGGGTTATCAATCATGTTGCCGATCACTTCAAAATTCTCTGAATCAAAATCATCCAATTCCTCATAATCATCACAGCCCAGCTCATTCGTACACCATCCGTTTTCGTGCCACACGACACGCTTTCTCGTCTCATCTTCTGGAAACTCATCATCGATATGCCCTGAAAGAATGTCATTCTCAAAAATCCGTCTGCCGCTTTTATCATTAAGTCCTGTGCACTGGCAAATAGTTGATGGGTCTATCTCGTAAACAGCTTTTTTACTTGCGAAAACCGGTTTAAAAATAAGCGGTCTTCCTGCAAGTTCATAATAACTACCAGACATCCATTCTCCGTCATCAATGCACTTTCCGCGGAATAAATATCTATCTTCCATAACGTCCCGCCTTTCTTCCTTTGATCTGCTCTAACATGATCTTTGATACCTCTGGAAGTCTTAAACTCTCCATACATCCATTGTGCAAACCGCTTTCCTCATTCCACTTTGCCACCGGACATTTCTTACAGAGAGTGTTTGTACAGAACTCTCCAATCTGCCGTATAGTCAGTTCCTTATTTGTTATGTGCGCCATTTCCCTTCTCCATTTCTTTCAACTTGGCTTCGGCTTCCTCACGGGTAAAGAATACCGATTTATTAATTTCGCAAATGCTGCAGTGTTTAGCTACGCTTTCACGTATGTAGTACGCCTTATCACTACAATTCTCGCAAAATCCTCTAAAACACATTCCAGACCGATTACTTTTGTTTTTTCCGCAACAATACTCGATGGAATACACTGGTGCATCTTCACTGATTGGCAACCGCAGAAGTAATCCCTGCTCCTCGGCATCCTCATAGTCTTTCAACTTTTCCCTCAAATCTGCCATTGCCCACATATTGCGGTAGAACAACGCAATCAGACCACGGACATCTGAAAACGGATCTATCGTTAAATTGTCCAATATTTCCTCGTCAAACTCTGCGTCATCTACTGGCAATTCATCTTTTGCCAATGTGACCATAAGATTTCTTGCAAAATCTCGTGCATCCATTTCCATCTCGTAATCTCTGTATCTGGCATTACCTTCATCATCTACATAGCAGCTATTATGTGCCAGCTCGATCATCGACATGTCAGCCACGCTTTTATTTGTCGTTAATCTCTCCATGTTGCTTCCTCACTTTCTGCTTTTCCTTTTCCTCACATGGCTTACAAAGCCTACTACACCAACCGCATGGTGTTATGTATGGACATTCTTCTCCAAGTCTCATGCTATTCCTCACTTTCTGCCTTAAGCCACTTTAATAAGCACTCATAACAATTACAATTATCATTTTTGTCGCAATCAATTTCTGCTAACCCATTTTCATTCGGACACATCATATTGACTGCCAGCTCCTCATCCGTCATGCTTCTGATCCGGTCTGCGTTGGTCTGTGGTGATGTCATAATTTCAAAGCATTCATCTCTCCAAGCTAAAACATTTTCAAGCTTGTATGAGCTGTAGCCGACATTATAATGATTCTCTCCAATTTTCTTGTACTTGATTTCATAATACGGATCTTTATCTATCATTGTTACGATAATTTCTAAGTCTGAAACCTTAATACGTTCGCCCTTTGGTTTCTTAGCCATGCTTTTCATACACTCTGTCATATTTCTACCTCACTAAATCCGTTATTTTAACAGATACCCCTTTATATTTACCGGTGCGACAATACTCTGCGGTATCAAAAAAACAAATGCATCCATCATCTTTTTTTTCAAGTGCTATGCTTACACCATTGCTTACCAGTGTATTTTTTAACAGCGTCAGTACCGCTTTTATCTCCTGCTTGGTTTCATCTGTCATTTCAACTGTACCCTCCTCTTTTTTCTACCTCTCTTTTCGAATTTATCGCACATCCCTACCGGGCATCCACGTCTTAATCCTGTCTGTGAATAATATCCACACATAACCTCTGTTTGACTGTGCTTGTATGAGTAAATACATTTACGGCAGTATTTTGTGCTTGTCTTGGTCATCTCTCCCATATCAATAATCCTTCCAGTATTCCAACAACCACGTTGCAGCATCTCCAAATCCGTGCTTTGTCAACTCTTCAACAAGCCGGTCAAGTTTCACTTTTTTATAATTCTGGTCCGTACTATCAAACGACTGCTCACAGGTTGCAAGAATCGACTTGTCCAATCCGTCTATGTGAAAGTTCTCGATCAAGCTGTCTGCATAATCTGTCAGCGTCACATAATGATTTCCTACCCAGTTCATATCGCAAGCGGCTTGCGTCTCCCGATCAAATCTTGTTTTAAACTGTTTCAGGCGTTTTTCTCCGAATCCGAATTCTTCATGTAGTGCTGTCATTGCTACGATCATAACTGTCATGTGGAGATTTTCACTGACTTCATGGACAAAGCTGTCGATATCTGCTTGTGATACTGTGATCGGTGCTTTTGTCAGTCCACGATATTTAATGTCTTTCGTAAGTGCTTCCAGACCACCATCTGAAACAATCCTCTGTGCTGCTATCATCCCCTGCATACGCAGTTCAAATTCTCTTGTTGCTTTCGCCATATTCTAATTTCCTCCCGGTTCCGTATTTAAAAGCATTTTTTCTAATGCATCATAATCATGCTGGCGTTGATCAAAATTGTTAAAAGCATTCTTCTTTGCTTTTACCTCTTTACCAGGCACATAGTTTTCTTCAAGGTAATCAACATAACCACTGTTAAAAAATGTGCTGCCGTACTGTGCTTTCCTCCAGTCGGCGTCCTTCTGCAATTCCAAGCTGTAGCGTTCAATCGCTTTAACAAGCTTATCTTCCCCGATTGCGAGTAGCCGCTTCTTTTGGGTATCCGATACCTGACCTTTGCCTTTTTTATTCGGATACAGTTTCCACAAACGTTCAAATAATGCTTTGGCATCAGCCAAAGTGTTTATATTATTTTCATTTACATTATCATTATCATTTACATATTCATTATCAGGGTTATTTTGCTTTTCCGAAAAACCATTTGCTTTTTTTGCTTTCTCTTGCTTTTCATTTAAAGCATTTGTTTTTGGTCTGCCGCCAAGCTTTCCTGCTTCAATACGCTTTTTTACCTTTTCCAGATAAATAGCAGTGTCTCTGTCTATCCGTTCCTGTATCACTCCGAAAATCATATCTGTCGCTGGATCAAGTTCTGGTAGATTTTCATCGGAAGCATAACAGAGGATTGCTGTAAAAAGCTCCCCTCTCTGCTCCATGTTAAGTTTCTGTACATGCTTCAGATAATCTGTATACATGACAAAACTGTTTTTTTCTGCCAAGCAATCACCCCGTTTCCAAGTCCTTAAGTAAGTCTCTTAATTTCATTTTCGCCTGTTCCGGCGTAAGTTCTGTGATTGTGACCTCAATTCTCGGATTATCCTTATCTACAGAAACATCATGATAAAAATGAGGGATGCATCTGCGGTTATCTTCTTGCAGCACCTTTGTTTTTGTGAGACTGTCCTGAATGAACTTTGTTGCGCAGGAGAGAATGTTGTCCCCATCTCTCCTGTTGTCTTTTTCAAAACAGTGGTAATAGATCAGTACCGGCTTTTCGATATGTACACCATGGAGCTGCTGTCTGATACACCACATGATGTGATTCTCATTATCATTTTTTACCTTTCCGCCCTTATATGGGTTGGTGCGATTGGCTGCGGTGTAATTGTTCAAGCCTTCTAAACGCCCCGGAACTGTAAATTTATACTCCATCGGCACCGTCCTCCATTCTGATCTGCGCATTGCAATCATTAATCTGCTCTGCTAAATATGCCGGAAGAGTGTAGCAATCAACAAATTCGTGTGCATCGGCAAGATCCTTGCGTTTCAGTGCCTTGTAGCTTTTCATTTTTCCTTCATCATCGTAGATACCAAACTCACGTTTTAACTGATTGTAGATGTCGCTGAACACTTTTTTGTGTACTTTGCTATCCCTGTAAGCTTCTGATTTCTTACCACCGAGCATTTCCACCGCCTTGCGTCTGACATGCGCAGAAAGTTCGTCTGATTCTGCTCCGAACAGCGGCATATCATTTTCAATGGAATATACTTTTTGCTCTACGGTTTCAACTTTCTGTTCCAACTCCACAGTTCCCTGTGCCAGCAATGCAATCTGTTCCAAGGCTGTGAGAGGTTTCTTAATTGCATCTTCCAGCTCATGAAAACGATTGATATATTTTGCAGTGAACTCTGTACCTTTCACACCAGTGAGCTTGTGAGCAATAAATTCACAGCCTTTCTTTGTAACCAGATAGCAAGGTCTGCTCTGATTGTTATTATCTTTATATGTACTTTCCTCAAAAAAATCGCCCAGCGCAATCTTGCTCTCGGCAAATTGCTTTGCATATCTTCTGATATCTCTTAATAATTCTTTATGTTCTTTTCCGACCATATCAGCAACTTCTACTGATGTAATTGTTTTCTGTTCTAAATTCAAAACTTCTCCTTTCTCCCGGCACCATGGAAAGCACCGGGAAACCATGGCTTTCAAAATTCGTGATATATTATGAAATCCTCATGATGTTTTCTTTTAACCGCCGAACAGTTCTCGACAGTCAGGTGTTTCAACCTATAAATAACTGCGTCCGTACCTATTGCGGAAAAGCTCTCTGGCTTCATCTTCTGTGTGACCGGATGCCACACAATGCTTTTCCCATGCAAGCTGTCCTGCAATTTTGCTCAACTTTTCTGCTGTCGTATTATCATGGACACGCTGTGCAACAGGGCTTTTCGTGTGACAGTACTCACAAACCGGAACTTTTATTCCATCTTCCTCTGCAAGCTTTCTTAATCCATTGCCAAATAAAAGATGATGTTCCTCGGTGGTAGGTCTGCCACAGAAAATGCAGTTATCATTGTATTTTGTAACAATTCCGACTGTTTTCATTTATACCTCTCCCAGCAGTTCTGAATAATGAATAGGTTTCTTTAATACCTTTGTATGCTTACAGTAATCACACAATTCACACCGGATAGGTTCTACCGCACCGGATTTCAATGCAAGAATCTTAGGCGTGTTCTGCTCCACCTCTATAAGCTTCTCATGAAGATGTTCATCATCGATCCATATCAGTTCGATATCTGTTTCTTTTTCCTTAGACGCTGCTGCGATAAAGAATGGTAACCGCTTTCCGGTATTTCTATAAACAACTTCCTGGTACACTGCACCCTGAATGTCATATCCCCAATACTGAATGAAATCCATATAGCCGAAATCCTTTGTATATTCAGCCTTATGCAGTTCTATCATAACTTTCAGATCCACAATCGCTTTATCTGCAATGTAGCTGTCCATCTTGATTTTCCACTTTGCGCCGAACATATCAGCGGTCATAATGACCTGCTTTTCTCCGGACATGAACTGCATAAAGGTTTCATCTCTTTCAATACGATTGATGATTTCCTCCGCTTTTTTGTAGTCTGCCTTTAAATCCCCGGACTTTGTAAAAATGGCAGGATTCTGTGCACGGAACAAGTCAAGGCTTCCCTCAAAATGTGAATCCACATAAGAGCCAACCAAAAGAGCTGTTGTCTTTTCAAGCTCCCACTCTCCGTTAAGTATTGCCATGGCCTGTGATTCACACGCTGGCTTTCCGATAGTTCCCATAAAGTTTTTATACTGGCTGACCGAGAGATACTCCCGATCAGCTTCATTTGAATAGTAATTTTCATTATTCAGTAACATTATCAAATACCTCCGATGCTTCTTTCATAAGTTTCTCATTCTGTGGACCAGAAAAAATATCTGGTACTGCAGGTGCTGCAGCTTTTACAATATCCTCTGCTTCTCCTTCAACAGAACATCCCATAAGTGAATTTGGAATATGTACTCTTGCAAAAAATGCAGATGCACGGTACGCAAGCATAAGTTCCGGCATGGTTTTCCATTTACTTCCGTTCTTTCCGTACCATCCCTCATCTTTTGCCATCTGAATGGTTACCTCGGCACCATTTACAGTTTCCCCAGTATCTACCTTTTCAGCGGTTAAAAAGCATCCCCAAGAATCCGTGTTGCGTTCGCCGGTGTATACATGATGAACATTTTTAAATTTTCCACTTGCCATAATCATTGATGTGCAAGCCTGTCCACTCCACTGCGGCTTTCCCTGCACAACATAAAGATTCTGCATAACCATCATCGGGCTAACTCCCATACGGTTTGCCATATCAACCGCAATCGTGCAGTCCATTGGCTTATTTTGATATGCCTGTGGGACCAGAGAAGATGATGCAAACATCTTCCCGATATTAAATAAATTCTGAAAAGCTTCCGGATCAGAAAAAACATTTGATGAAAGCTGTGTATTCGGTTCTACCGTCATGATCTCTGTGTTTTCCATGATATGTCCTCCTATAACTCAACTACTGTCATTGCATCATCATCAGTCGTTCTGGTAGCAATGAACTGTAAACCTTTTTCTTTGCATTTCGCATAAAGTTTTTCTCTAAGGTCTGTCGCCAATTTCTCCACTCCATCAATAAGGATGATATTAAGGCCATTCGGATTCTGCAAAGCAACATCAATGCATAAATCAAGCTTTTCTCCCTCTGACAGATTCGATACCGGAAGTCCGTTAATAAGAGGGATTCCATTTTCAACGGTAAGACCATCAATCGGGATCGTGCAGTCGGCAAGGATTTCTCCCGGCAATGTTCTTGCTTTCTCAATCTTATCTGTGAGGCTCTGCGACTGTTCTTTCATTTCTGCGATCTCTTCCTGCAAGCCAATCATACGTTTATATTCATTAATGTGGCTCTGCATCTCCTCGATCGTCTTTGCCTTATTCTGTAAATCCGTTACATCATTTGGCTGCTTATCCGCATATTCTGCATACTCAGCAACCTCTGCATCAAAATGTGCTACGTTCGCCTTATAGGTCTGCTCAATCACTTCAAGCTTGTCCTGCTTCTTGGATGCAAGCTGTTCTTTCTCTTTTTCGTATTCCCTGATCTGCTCATTTAGGGATGCAACTGATTTATCAATCTGGTTTGCACGGTTGCTGATTTCCCTGTCGAGTGCCGCAATCTCAATCTCTCTGTCAGCATCGAATTTTCTGATTTTATTCTCTCTGCTTTCCATTAACATTTTTGCTTTTTCAATTGTCTGGTTTTCTCTCTGCAACCGCTCAATCTGTCTGTAAATATCTCCGGCACTCATGCTCTCCCATTTCGTAACATCATATCCGACTGGAATGCTGGCAGCGATCTCCTCAACAAATGCTTTCTTATTTCTGATATCACGATCAATATTGCGGCGGTTCTGGTAATAATCGCCGTTTTCTGCCTGAATATCATTCAACACAGCCTGCAAATAAAAAGTCAAGGCTAAAATGAAAGAACTTTGAAAATTTTATACAGGTTGAAAATTAGACATCAAAA